GTCTTTTTATTTTTCTCATTCGGTGGTTGTGTTTGTTTTTTAGGTTTAACCTCTATTATATACTTAGTTATTTTCTTGTTCTTTTCAAGAACTTTTATGTAGAAATCAGGAAAATAACGCCTTACCTTACCATCAGGTGCTCTGTATGGTATGATAACTTCTTCACTACCCCACTCTAATATAGAGGGATTATTGTCACAGAACACCATGAATTTGCGTTCCCAAAGTGACCTATAAATTACTCTAGTGGGGTTGCCACGATACTTCTTAGGATTGATTGGTTTATAAATCCCAGAATATGCCATAAATATAATTGTACCAATATAGGTATTTAGCGTGTCAATTAATAGTTTTATGTCATATATGAATGCTAAGGGAGGTATGTCTCTTAGTAATTCATTCATAGTTAAAATAGATCAGCCAGGAACTGGCAATGCTTTATCATTCATGTGTGATGAAGCACAGTTGCCTAATACACAGGCAGCAACAGGAACAATAAAGGGCAGATACTTAGGTGAAGGTGAGATAAACTATCCACATACGAGAATATTCACTGAGATGCAATTAGGGTTTCAGTGTACAGCTGATATGGGTCCTTTAAAGTTTTTAAATGACTGGTATGGTAACATATTCAGAGAATATAAAGATGATGATATTCTCTCACCTTTACCGACAATGGATCCTGCAGGAAATAGTCCACGAAATCATAGACAACCACAGAGAAGTCAAAATAGAACTACACAATTAAACTATCCAGATAATTATTGTAGAAACATATATGTAACCAAGACAGAAAGAGGACCGAGGCACATGGCTGGTGTGAGAACATCAATAACTTATTGTATGGAAAGAGCATGGCCATATGCAATTGATGCAGTTCCATTGCAGTTTGGATCTGCAGCGATAACAAAGGTAACAGCACAGTTTTATTATACAAAACATAGAATTATTACTAGTCCTTCTCAAGGAGATGAATTTACACCCGTCACAAACACTGATGGAAACAAAGATTTTGATGATCCAACTAAACTTGTTGGAAGAGGTGGTAAATTGAAAGGAAAGTATGGAGTAAAATATATGATTGACAAATATGGTGCAGCAAATTGGAGTGAGTGATTCCATAAAAGCGGGAAAAAAATTCCCGCATTTTTTTGTCTGAAAAAGTCGCTAAATATAAATATGACCTTGGAGTAAATATAATGGCATTGCCAACAATGAATTTGCCAACGTATGAGTTGGAAGTTCCATCATCTGGAAAAAAGATTAAATTTCGTCCATTCTTAGTAAAAGAAGAAAAAGTTCTACTTTTAGCATTAGAAAGTGATAATGAGAAGAATATAAGAGATGCAGTTCAAAATTTATTAAAATCTTGCATATCGTCAAGAATAAAAATTGAAAAATTGTCAACTTTTGATTTAGAGTATATTTTCTTGAATATTCGTTCTGTATCAGTTGGAGAAATTGTTGAAATTAACGTTACTTGTCAGGATGACAATGAAACACAAGTTAGGTATAATCTTAACCTTACTGATGTGAAGGTTAATTTCCCAGAAAATCATAGTGCTAAAATTATGCTTTCTGATGATACTGGCGTAATAATGAAGTATCCATCATTTGAAAGATTTGTAGATACACAATTTGCAAACAAAACTGTTGATGAGGACGCTGTGATAAACATCATAGCAGAAAGTATAGATCAGATATTTCAAGGAGAAGAGGTATATGATGAATCAACTACTTCTCCTAAGGAATTTGTTGAGTTTGTAGAAAGTTTGACAAATGCACAAATGGAGAAAATACAAGTGTTTTTTGAAACTGCACCAAGACTGGAACACAGTTTTAAGGTTAAAAACCCGAAAACTGGTGTAGAGTCTGATTATACATTATCGGGATTGCAAGCTTTTTTCGGATAGCCCTCTTTCACAACACGTTGGAGGGGTATTACAAGACTAATTTTGCTTTGATGCAACATCATAAATATAACCTGAGTGATATTGAAAATATGATGCCTTTCGAGAGACAAGTATATGTTTCTCTTTTGACTCAATACTTAGAACAAGTTAAACAACAACAAGAAAAACAACAGTAATGACGAGTGGAACCGTTGGTTATACAGATACTAGAGGTAATAAAGATTACACAAGTATCATTGCAAGTCAAATTGGAAAGCGTCTAAGACAAGCTTCCGATATGGCATCGGACGAACGTGCCTTTGCAGAACAAAAGGCAGAAGCTGGCGGAACATCGTTGTCAGAAGCAGGAATAGGTAAAGGATATTTTTTTGGAAGAGCACTAGGTAATAGATTTGGTGGAGATAGAATTGCCAGAACCAAGGGTAGGATGGGTGTTGGTGGTGCTGCCAATAATCCTGCTGCTAGTTACAAACAAAGATTTCGTGGTAATTTTGATTATAATGTAACTAATCAAGTAGCAAATATAACTGATACTACAGAAATATCAAATTCAGTTGTTCAAGGACTTCGTGGTGTACAAGGTGGATTGATTCAAGTTGCAATGGCAATATCAAGACAAGACTCAACTATGGACAGTCTTGCAAATACACAAGCTGATATGGCAAAGGCAATCATGTTTAATGGTTATCTTTTCCAGATGTTTATGTCTCAACAAAAAGCAAAATCTGGAAGATCATCAGCAAATAGAGAAGAAAGAAGAATAGAAGGTCGTCGTGGTGGTGGTGGAGGTATTGGTGGTGCTTCATTTGGAGGTGCTGGTGGTCGTCGTGGAATGATTAATGTAACTGGTGGAAGTTCTGGATCAGGTGGATTGAATACAATTAAAAGAGCGAGTAGAGGTCAATCAGTAGCAGGGGCATTGGGAAGTTATGCTCAATCTCAATTCGTTAAAGGATCTCAAACTGCAATAGGGACTGGTAAAGCAATTACAAAATTTGCACCGTCATTTGCTCTAGATCAAACTGCAGTTGCTGGAAAAAGTTCCGCAGATCTTGCTCAGATACTTGCTGGAAAAACTGATTTTATTGGAGAACAGGTAGGAAAAAGAGTTGGTGCTAGTCCTAATGTAGTAAATGCAATCACTGGTTATATCACAGAAAAACTGCCAGTTTTAAAATCAACTAAATTAGTTGATGATATTCTTGGAAATCAAAATACTTTAGATTTGGCGAAAGAAGTATTAGGAAAAAATGCTAGTCCAGAGTCAATATTGATGATGTCCAAGACACTTAGTCCTGGAGGAATGGGTAAAAATGTGTCAGTATTGCATGATGCGGTAACAAATTTTTCACAAGGTTCTAATATTTTAAAGAGGAAAGATCTTGGTGCTAGTTATTTGATGGATGAAATGATCAAAATAAAATCTGGAATGGGATTTGCGGATTTTCTCAGTATGAAGGATAGATTTGGTACTAAAGAAGCTAGAAGATTGATGAATTTAGGGTTTATTGAATCTGATTCTCGTATAGTACAACAAATATCCAAAAAATTTAAAGGTGTTCCATTTAAAGATCCTATGCAAGCAGTTGCAGTAACAGAAATTGCAAACAGAGTTGATAAGGGAATGAGTGCTGCTGATGCAATTGAAGATGTTGTGGGAATTTATGGACCAGGAATTAAAAATGCTATAGCGGGTGCTTCAGAAATGATACCAGCAAAAAGTAATCTTGCAAAAGCACTTGCAAAATCAACTGGAAAAGTAGCAAGTAAAAGTCTGCTTAAAAGTGTACTAAAACAAATCCCTGTTATTGCTGGTGTTGCTGGTGTTGTATTTGGTATAAAACGTCTTTTAGAAGGAGATTTACTGGGTGCTGGACTTGAAATCACATCTGGTTTACTTGGAGCTACTGGTACTACTCCTGGTCTTGGATTAGCAATTGATGGTTTCTTACTTGGTAGAGACTTAGGTGTGATGCCTATGGCAAAAGGAGGTACTGGTTCTTTATCTTCTCTTTTAGGTCCTTCTATTTTAAATCAAGCAACACTTGCTGGTTTTGCAGGAAACAATGCAGTAGTTGGTGGAGAAGCAGGGAAAGAAGCCTTTATTCCATTGGAAGGTACAGAAGGAGAGATTGCGGGTTCAGTATTTGGTGAAGCAAATGCAATATCGTTTCTTAAATTCTTAAGGAAGCAGAAAACTATTGATGATTTGAGATATGATTCAGAAGATGGTATAGATCAAAAAAATCCATTTACACCAGGATCAATATTGTATAGAAATTTTGAAAGAATGAGACAGTATGATATGCAAGGACTTGAAATCAGTAAAAATATGAGTGGTGTAACAGATAATAATGCTGATGCGTTTAAATTATCAAGTCAAAGAGCAGTTAATCAAGAAATGATTGTAACAGCACCTATTGTTAATAATTACTATAATAATGGTGGTGGCGGTGGAGATGGAGCAACTAGAGACGAAGTTCAAGGTGCACCTTTCGCATCTCTTGATCTTCAAGAATACTATGCAAAAATGGGAGCGTCACGTAGATCATAATGGTAAGTAGTAATCAACATCCTAGTCAGGTATCACTAAAGAGTTGTTATATAACAAAACCAAATGGACTTTTAGCAACTAAAGTTGCCTTAAATCCTTCAATGATCGTTAACTTTGATTTGCGTGAGAATTTATATTGTCCTTTTATGGGAGGAACTATAACAATTAGTGATTCTGTTAATTTTATTAATAGTTATCCAATAACAGGTGGAGAAATTATAGAGTTTGAAATAGAAACCAGTTTTACTGAAAATCCAGTAACATGGAAACTTATCGTTAATAGTGTACAAGTAAGATTATTACCTGATCCTAAAAAACAACTTTATGTGTTGAAGTTAGTTTCTAGAGAATTACCAGTTAATGAGACGGTTAGAATTAACAGAAAATTAAAAGGAAATTTTAAAAAACTTATTCTAGATATAGTTAAAAATGATTTAAAATCTGATAAAGAAGTTTTTGCTGAAACATCATCAAATCAAATTGTAAAAATACCGAGTGAGTCAGATGCTAGACCATTTGATGTAATATCAGAACTGACGAGTAAATTTATTCCTAAAGCATCAAAAGAAAAAAATACTGAAAAAAAGACAATTAAGAAATCTCAATCAGATCCTAGCAAAATACGTGGAACTGCAGGATGTTTCTTCTGGGAAACACGTAGAGGATATAACTTTTTCTCTGCAGATGCTTTGTGTGACATTGGATCATCAAGAAAATTTGCCAAAGACGAATTAATAGCAGAACAATGGGGTCCTTATGTAGAATCGACTGGAAACGTAGATAGGGTAAAAGACACAAGAAACCAGATCAAATCAATAATGTTTACAAGAGAAATTGATGTTATGAAATCATTAAGATCTGGTAAGTATGCTACAAAAGTAATTTTGTTTAATTCTGGTACTCAAAAATATGAAGAGTTTTTTTATAACTTAAGTGATAGTTGGAATGATATGGCACATTTAGGAAATCAAAATTCTTATGATGAAATTGATTTTTCTCCTGCAGGAGAATTTAACAGTTTAAATGTTTCAACACCAACAAGATCAATGTCTTTTATAATTGATCATGAACAATTTTTTAATGAACCAGGTATCGCTGATCCAGAGGACGACTCAGAACCAGAAAATCCCTCTCCAACTCCAGAACAGTACAAGTATTTTGCTGCACAATCTAGTGCTAGGTTTGACTTACTTACAAATCAAGAGTGTGTAATAAAAATACATGGCAATCCATTAATGTGTGCTGGAGATAGAGTCGAAGTATTGTTACAGAGTAAATTAACAGATGCTTTGTCATCAACTATGGCACTAGATGTAGAGAGTAGTGGAATTTATATTATTAAAGAATTGACACATAATTACAATATGGCAGAAGGAACTAGCGGAATATGTGATACTACGCTAAGATTAATGAGAGATGCCTATGGGATAGAGAGTGATCCTTCTGCTCATGGTCAATAAATAGTAATGTGCATACTGTACGGAGGTAAATACAATGAAATCAATTGAAGATCATATCAAAAAGGACAAAGAAATCCTTGAAGATCCAAAAACATCAGAACCTATGCGTCATCATATTGAAGATGAACTGCATGATTTAGAAGAGTATGTAGAACATCATAAGGCAGAGATTGAAGGTGGAGATCATCACGACCCTAATGTATTAGAGGTATTTTGTGATGTACACCCTGACGAACCAGAGTGTCTAGTATATGACGATTAATCATGGATGATGCAATATCACGTTTCTCGCCATCCAGTAAAATTGGTAACGATGGATTTGGTTGGTGGGTAGGTCAAATTGAAGCAACCGCTGCTGACGAGGCAAATAATAAAGGTGGTTACAGATATAAAGTAGCAATAGTAGGCAGACATCCTAAAAAAGGAGACGAAGCGACTACTGCTGACTTGCCATGGGCAAACGTGATGATGCCTGTTAGTCAACCCTTTGCACCTGGCAATATAACTGGAGCTGCTGCTCAGTTAACGCCAGGTTGTTGGGTTCTTGGGTTTTATCTTGATAATGATAAAGATAAACCAATGATCATAGGATCAATTGGACAAACACCTGGTTCAACATCGTTTAAACAAACAGTTACAACTGATGATGAAAATAAAAGATTTGAAACTGGTGATCGCACAGGTGAATATGCTGTAGATCCATATACAGACGGAGATCCTGGCAAATATGACAGTTCAAGACAAAATGGAGGTCCTAGTGATGGAACTAAACGTGGTGATGGAGAGTTTAGAGTAGATTCTGGTGCATATTCTGTTAATATAAAAGATGAACAATGGTGTCAATTGACTGCTGAGACTTGTCAAGATATTGATATGAAAACTCAAATGACCAATATAATTGGTCAAATGTTGGCAGACATTCAATCAAGTAATGGTAACATTGGAGATTATTATGTTAGTAAGTATACAGGAGGAATTTATAAAGCGTCAGATACAGCAAGAGTATATGTAAACAAAGCAGTTTCAGTAGTAAGAGAATTTTTAGGAAGACTTAAAGGTTTTATTATAACCAAAATACGGGAAGGTGTAGAAGCATTAATCAAAGCTGTATTAGCACCTAATGAAACTGGTAATGTATTAACTCCTATTACTGAGTTTATGAATGGATTACTAAAAAGTCTTGGTTGTAAGATAGAAGATTTAGGACTCAGATTAATAGAGTGGTTAACTAATCTTATAATGAGTTATGTTGAAAACATTTATCGTGCTGCTGTTTGTCAGATTGATGAGTTTGTAAATGGTATAATATCAAAAATATATCAATTAATGAATCAATTATTGAATAGTATTCTAGGTCCTCTACAAGATATTCTAGGTGCTATTGCTGCTCCACTTAATTTAATTGGTAGTGCTATAAATTATATTTTAAACTTGCTTGGAATATCATGCTCAGGTCCTGATGAGACATGTGCTGAATATAAAACTGTATGTACAGATGGATCTAAGAAAAAAGATGATAATGATAAAAATTTCTTAGATGATTTATTAGACAGTATTGATAATCTTTTTGGTGACACTCCTGCTGATTATACACAATATGTTTGCGACGAAGCATATACAGGAAACCCATTAGTAGTAACAACAGTTGGATTTGTTGGTGGTATTCCACAACCTGGCACTGATACTAGAGAACCAAAAATTGTTTATGACATATCTGACATAGAGGTAAGTGAAGGAGATGTAGCAAAATTTACTGTAACTAGATATGGAACTGTTAATATTGCATCATCTCTTCAATTTAAAACACTAGACGGACAAGGAAGTGCTACTGCACAAACAGATTACCTTTCTCAAAGTGGCATCTTAGGATTTACTGCTGGAGAAACTGAAAAAATTATATCAATACAAACTTTAGTAGATTCTGTATCAGATGATAATGAAAATTTTTATATTAAGTTGACAAATAATTCTCCATCAGATGGCAGTGATATAAAAATAAAATTTAAAAAAAATATTGGTCAGTGTACAATTATTGAAAGGGATTTAAAAGAACCATACGATCCATATAAACCAGGAGATCTTGATCCATTAACACCAATTGATGATACACCTCCAAGTAATTTCCCACCAGATGATGGCACTACTACAAGTGGAGATCCTACATTTAATGTAATTGCTAATAGAACCACATGCCCAGAAGATGAATTTATCATATACACAGTTACAACTACAAACCTTCCAAATGGAAATATATTGTATTATACATTGACTGGTAATGGTATTACACCATCTGATATTGTTGGTAATAAGTTAAGTGGAGAATTTGTAATTCAAAATAATTCTGCAAAGGTTACTGTAGGAATTCGTGAAGATAGTACTATAGAGGATGAAGAAACATTGACTTTTAGTATTAATGGAACTGGTGCTTCTGTTGACGTTCTTATTACTACAGATGATGATTTAGGAATAGGTGACTTTGATACAGGAATTGGAGATGATTTATCAACTGTAGTTCAACCATTTAGATTTCCTGTTATTGATACTGGAAGCATTATAACTGACAACAGTGGTGGTATTATTGAAATACCTGTAGATAATACTGGTGATCCTTTCGCAGAACCACCAATGGTTTTCGTCAGTGGAGAAGGTGTTGGTGCTACAGCTACAGCATTGTTAGATGATAATGGTTTTGTTACAGAAATAAGAGTTCAATCATCAGGATTTGGTTATAAGAAAAATTTAGCAAAAGATAAAGGTGTAAGATGTATAGTAGATGCATTTACTGTATTAAGTCCTGGTATAGGATATGATTCAGTTCCTAAGATGTATGTTAATGGTGAATTAGGAATTGCTGAAGCAGTAATAAATGATGATGGATTTGTGATAGGAGCACGTATATTAAATAGAACCCTTACATTCGATAAGTTTCCTAAAATAGAAATTGTTGGTGGCGGTGGATATGGTGCTCGATTACTTCCATCATTGGCATGCTTAGACACAGAAGCGTTAACTAAGGTTGGATCTACTAAGATTGGTACTGGTAAGTATATTGATTGCCCATGAGTTATCCATATTTTCCTAAGAAAGAACCAATAAAGAGTATTTTTAAACAGACTTCTCCTGATGAGGATCAGTCTCTTGAAGGATCTCCTACTTTTACTGTTCTTATGAAGGGATATAAGACTAGATCTTGTATCTATGAAAGATTGCTTCCCGATGGTGAAGGTGGTGCATTGAGGATAAACGGACCTAGAGGTTCTAATGCAGCAATGATATTCGATAATCTTGGAACTATAAAAATTAAAACAGGATTAAAAACATCTGTTGCTGGTAGTGGAATTTTTGGTATTAAATCATATGGTCAACAACAATTGCATAATGGAAGATCTAACATTCAATACAATGCTGGAGGAACTGAGGATGATGGACAAGCATTAAACGTATTAGCATATGGTGATGTAGTAGAACAGTGTATTGGTGGATCTAGATATATCAAAGCATCAAAAATATTATTAACAGCAACGGATTCGTTAATTATAAGAAGTAATAATATTAATCTTGAGGCAGCAGGAGAACTCAATATGGTTGGTGGTACTGTTACTCAAATACAGGTTAATAGAAAGGATATTATTAGTGGTCAAGATATGAAATTTGGTGCAGGAGAAGACACCACAATGCAATTTGATCCTCGTTCACAAGTTAATATTATATCAACAGGTAGTGTAAATCATAAAGTTCTTCAAGATTATAAACTAAGAGCATTTGGTTGTCTTAGTTTATATGCTGTTGGAGGTCCTGGTGCCCTGATTAAAAACAGAACAGTAGGTGCGAGTATCAGCACAAAGACAAAATTTGCTGCTGGAGGAAATTTAGGATCAGATTTAGTTTCTAGTACAAAAGTTAAAGTTGATGGTATTACAGGAGTTGAGATCGGATCTAACGCAAACGTAGATGTGGTAGGAGATGTGTCTACATTTATAGGGTCATCAGGAGGGGTAGAAATAAGTGGTACTAGCGTTGATATTGATGCATCAGCAAACATCACACTCTCTGGGGCATTAATTTATCTTAACTAAGTCATAAGGTATCCTTATTTACAATAGGTTGACATATAGAAGAAAGTAGTATAATATACACTTACAGGACTCGAAAGATCGTAACCCTGCGAAAAGACTCACATGTCGGTGTAGTCTCACATCCGCAGGAATAGTATATCTTGCGAGAAATAAAAAACAAA